GTGGCTGTATCTGTACTAGCTAGCGTACCGGTGCTAACAGCAAATTTTCTACCTAAAGCTCTCTTTATAGACTCAAACTCGTAATCATTTGTTAAATCCTTAACCATAGAATCATTTCTAACATTATGAACTGGTTGAGCTTCTACCACATCAGCATCGTCTTCTATAATTACGTCCTCTCCAGGACCGGAAACTACATCTTTCATAAGTCCGCTTTCTAATGTTGTTCCTGTATCCATTTGAGGAACTACGAGTAAATTATGGGGTCTAACAAACCTCGTATCATTTGTTAGACTATCAACTTGCATAGTGTATTGAGCGCAACCACCTACAAGTAAAGGGGTTGGAGGCTTATCTTCATTTTTAATTGGTGTCATTTTCATTTGCATATTTGAAATTGTTGGATGTACTGTCGTGCTACACACTTCACAAAGAAGCTGTAGCCAGGAAGTTTTAGGCAATCCCTCGCCAAAAGCCTTCCTATAACCTTCGTCTAATTGCCATACGAGAGATTCGAACACCTCTCGTCCATGTAACGCAAACTCTCTAGCAATCAAAACACACTTATCTTTAAGTATGATATCTCCGTCTATTTTCCTAGTCCAGTTAACCATTTCTTTCAATCTGGTTAAGTCCATAGGCGCTACATATCCTCCTAACACACTCTCATATCTGAATTTCCTCTTAAGAAAAGAGACTTCAGATATATTCCTAAGTTTTCCATTTTGAACTTCTTTAGTTTCTGGAGTATAGACTAATCCATATTTAGACATTAAACGCTGGAGAGTAACTTCATTGTATATATGTCTATATTTTTTCCTCACTGTAAAAAGAGAGTCATCTCCATAAACTACAAGTCTAACATTATCATTAAACTCCCAAAAATAATCATATGTAAAACCGAACTCACTACACAGTGCGTCAAAATAACACAACTTGTGTACAATTCTATTATACATACAATTTCCATGGGGAGTCAACCCATGGCCGCTACTCAAGCTAGAATCCCATGAGTAAACTTTATCCCCAACTATATGATACGTCCTATATAAGGTCGTCCATAAACATCTCCTAACATTGCGATCTTCCGCGGATTGATCCTTGTAAAACCAGTCTATAATTTCAAACTCCGCCTCAACTATTTGAGGAACATGAGACTTGTCGAACTCCTTAAAATCGCCTGCATTAACCACGTCGTCAACAAACAGTAGAAATCTAGCCAAAGAATTCCATTCACTGCTGTAAGGATTAATACCAATAGCTGCACTAACGTGTATTCGGTTTTTTATGCAAAATAAAATGAAAGCACCCAGATATTC